GTGTTGTTCAGCCTTGCCGGAGCGACCACATAGCCGACAGTCGGCGGATAGATAGTGCTCTGGTTATTTACGCGGGATGGCGTCAGCGTGACTGTGGGGCCGACCTGAGTAGCCGTCGCAGGATAGAAGGTGTTGCTGTTCTGCAGCCTCGAGGCCGTCAGTGTGACGGTCGTCGAGATCGACGCAGGGTAGAAGACGTTGACGTTGGTCAGCCGCGCAGGCGACAGGTCGTATCTGGCAGAGACTGACGGGTTGTAAAACGAGCTGTTGTTCGTCAGCCGTGACGGCGAGATCTGGTAGCTCGTCGTGACTGCGGCGGAGTAAAAGGTGTTGGCGTTATTCAGCCGCGCAGGAGCGAGAATGAACCCTGTTATCAGCGACGCGCTGTAGAACGTCTGGGCGTTGTTGAACCGGCTGGTCTGGCTGAGCGCCTGTACAGGCCCGATTTGACTGATCGTGGCCGCGTAGAAAGTGTTGGTGTTGTTCAGCCGCGCAGGCGTGATGCTGTACGTCAATGACGTACTTGCAGCGTAGAAGGTGTTGCTGTTGTTGAAACGAGCGGCAGTGAGGGACTGGACTGGACCAGTCTGGGCCACCGACGCCGCATAGAAGGTATTCGCGTTCGTATACAGCGAAGCGCTGAGCGTGGCCGAAGTTGTTACCGCTGGCGCGTAAAAGGCGTTGACGTTGTTGAAGCGTGCAGCGCTAAGCGTGGAGCTCGTGGTCAGCGCCGCCGCGTAGAAGGACTGCGTGTTATTGAGGCGCGCAGGGGCCAGCGAATAAGTCGCCGACAATACCGCCGAGTAGAACGTGTTGCCGTTCGTAAACAGCGGCGCGGTGATCGCGTAGGATGTCGTCAGCGCGGGGCTGTAGAACGTGCTCGTGTTATTAAATCGCGCTGCAGTGAGCGAGTATGTCGCCGACACCGCTGCTGCGTAGAAGGTGTTCGAGTTGTCGTACCGAGCAGCCGTGAGGTTCTGATCCGCTCCACCCTGCGTTATGGTGGCAGCATAGAAGGTATTGGTATTATCAAAGCGATTCGGCGCAAGATTGACCGCGCCGCGAGTGATCGTCGGCCCGTAGAAAGTGTTGGTGTTATTGAACCGCGCATTCTGCGTCAGGGACGCAGTGCCGCCGCTTTGGGTAAGCGTGGCTGCGAAGAAGGTATTAGTGTTATTGAACCGCGTACCTTGGTTCAGTGTGGCATTGGTGCCTTCAACCAGCGCGAGGAATATGCCCGCAGTGTCGCCAGTTTGATTAAGCGTTGGGTTTGAGGTCTGTGCAGTGGCGGTGACAACGCGGAACTCGCCGCGCACCAAGATTGCAGCGGTTGTATTGCTGGAGCGGGTCGCCGTGATTGCCGTGAAGCTAGTTGACGGCGTAATCTGTGTTGTACTGTTCGCCTCTTTACCCAAGGCGCGGAAATAAAGACGGGCAAGCGATGGAAGGCCGGTAAAGGCAACGCTACCGAAGCCGTTTGAGGCATCTACACCATTGGTGATCGCTGCCGCATTTTGTACAATGGGGACGTTTGCGGCCTTGCTGAAGACCCACATCGACGCGGCTTTTTGAACGCGAGCCGAAGCAAATGTAATTGTTGCCGGATCGTCTTGCCGTAATTCACCACCAGTCGGTGTATACAAGAAAGCGGCGGTCGTAACGCCAGCCGCAGCCGCGCCATTACCGTTGGTGAACTCAGCTAGCTTGGTCCAAACGCCGCCGTCAGCATTGGATACCGAGAGAACGTCATTGCTAACGCTGTCGGTTGTGGTGGTGTTGTCACAGGAAACGACCAGAATGGCGAACTGGCCGGTCCCTGAAATATCACGGGTCGCATTAACATTGAGGGTGGTCGAGGAGGTGGCACTTACACCTGTACCCCCCGAGCCAATACTAGCAATCGCCATTGGCTACCCCTTTACAGGGCGAAAATACCCGAAGCGTTCCAAGTCACGGTGATATTGCCGCCGTTGGGCGTCACAGGCAGGCCGGTCACACCAGTGTCGATGAATGCAACGAGACGCCAAGTGGTGTTCGCACCCGCGTTCTGACGGAAGATCACCAGTGCCTCAGCCGAGTTGCCGGTCACACCAGTGAAGGTGATGTCACCACCATCAAACGCAGTAACCGCGCCGGTTACGGTGACGGTCGGAGCGGCAAGACGAACCGGAGTACCAACGACGCCAGTGATCTGCGAAAAGAACTGGTGTGCGTCAGAGTAGGTATAGCCGCCTGCGCCAGTATCAACCAGCGCAGCGTAAACACCATCCTGCGTGGTGTCGTTGTCGAGGTCAGCGTTAGCGTCACCAACCAAGATCGAGCGCTTGTACTGCGGATAAATTGCGTTTGGCATGATTACCTCAGAAAATGAATCGAACGATCACTACAGCATGACCATTGGTCATGCAACCCAAATCAGAATTGCGGACGAACCTGCAGCTTGATCAGTTCGTATACCGTCTGGATCGATCCATTCTGAGACGTGTACTCGATCTCGCCTTCAAATACGCCAGCGGTGTCCAACGTCGTCGCGTCGAACAGAAACACAACCTCACCCGCTTCAGGGCCGACGTTGTTGCCGACTAGCACAGACTTGACCGTCTCTGAGCCGACTTCACGTACGCGCAGGCGTACGGTGCTGCCGGTGAGGTTCACCAGAGCCCACGTCGACTGATCTTCGGGATCCAGCACCTTGCCAACTGCGGCCTGATTGCGGTCGCGGACGGTGATCTTGAGCTGGGGCAGAGTGTCACCCTGCACGAGGTAGAGGGTCTCGGAGTAAGCCATCAGATGAATTCCCTTGGTTTCACGGTCAAGGGTGCGCCGCTGTGGCCAAACTTGGCCTGACGCAGCCCAGCGGTAATGCCACGCTCATAGAGCTGTCGATTGGCACCTGCTGCAGGACCGTCCATCCAAGGCTGTCCAGACATCATCTGCAGGCGGAACAAAGCACCGGCAACCAGCGTCTCACGATGCTCGAGGCCAATGGTGTCTGGGATCGTCGTCGAGCTCTGGGTCGGCTTCAGGGTGTACAGAACCTTGAGCGTTCCCCTACCCTCCGGCTTGGGGCCGATCAGGATGTTGCGGTTGTCGTACTGTGAGTAGTAGCTCGGCGGACCAAAGCCAGTCAGCTCGACCTTCATGAATGCGTCTTCGTAGGTGAGCGCCTCCAACGGACGACCGTCGCGCAGGACCGACTTCACATGGTTGGGCTCAGTCCCCGTCAGCGCATCGAGCTCATAATCAGTGATGCCCCGAGAAACGACCAGCGTCTGGGGCTCAGCTCGATAGAGATCAGTGCGTGCGCAGAAGTCGATGCAAGTGTCCCTGATCGCACGCTCAGCGGTGAATTCAGGGCAAGACGGGACTTCGCTCAGGACGTATACGAAGAGATCGCTGTATTTCACTGACTGGTGCGCCTCGGCTGCTGCGATACCATGCTATCCAGCAGACCGCCATCAGCCTGAGACTTGATGCCCAGAGACGTCGTGAAGGCCTGATAGTAGACGGCAGCGCGGTTGAGATTGGCGAACTCGCTGTCCTTCTGGTAGGCGCGATACATCATGTAGTCCATCAGCGCGTTCGCGTAGATGTCGTCGATGCCGATAACCTGCGTGTCGGTCGTGAAGTTCGAAATCACGATGTCGACTGGCGAGATTGCATACACAATGTCGATCTGCGCCGCAGCAGCAGGCTTCGGAAAGACGTAGAAGTTCTTCGGATCCAGCGCGTCGTAGACGTAGTGCTTCACGCCGTCAGCGGCTGCAGCGGTCTCGTACCACGTCGGGAGCTGGACATCGAGGATCGAGCGGTCGACCTTGGTGATGGCGCGGCCACCAGTGTTCCTCAGCACGTTGATGAGACGAAGGCCGTCTGCAGGCAGCGCCTGCTTTGCAGTGTTCGTGCAAGTGAACGGCGCGTTGACAGCCTTCGCGTCGGGACGGAATAGCACGACCTGCCGCTGTGCGTCGTTCAGGTAGTTGAGCAGCTCGCCCTGCGTCCAACGAACGTACGTAGGGTCTTGGAGCGTAACGCTCACCCGATTGATCAGGTCAACAGCTTTGGTCGTAGGCATTCAGTTTATTCCCACTCAATCACTTCGAGGTCTGGGTTGCCCTTATATAGCGGACTCCAGAACCATTCCACACCCGTCTTTAGGTGACGAACTTTTTTCGGATGACGCTCGGCCTTCTCTTCCTTCACAACCGGCTTGCCCTTGTTTGCAATCAGCGCCTTCACATGCTCGATGAGGTCATCGATGCGGCGACGCTTGTCGAGCTCAACGCCGAAATTGTCTCGGGCGTAGATGTCGAGCTCGTCTTTGCTCATGTTTTCGATAGGTTTTTCCACGGTATCCCTCGTTCTCTGCATAGTAGAAGGCACAAACTAATGCCCTCACCTGTGAAGAGAGGGGCGAGGTTTCCCCCGCCCCCCAACTACCATTAGGCAGTGGTCTTCATCTTGAGGGTCACGAGAGCGTTGGGAACAACGACCTTGTAACCATAGACCTTCAGACCGCGCACGCCGTCGCCGAAGGTCGACTCGAGGCGAACCGTTTCGGTCTTCACGAACTGCGAAGCGAAGCAGGTTGCCTTCGGGTGACCAGCAAGGCAGAACGTCTTGCCAGCGTCACCGCCCGTACCAATCGACAGGAGGTTCGACTGGTAGATCGTGAAGCGATCAACCTGACCAACCTTGCCGTTACGGAGCGGCGAAGTGCCGTCGCCGGTCAGGTAAGCCTGACGCAGTTCCGACTTCTTCAGCATCTCGATGTACAGCGGCGAGAGAACCATGAAGCGATCCGAATCCGGAATGTTCAGTTCGTCCAGCTTGCGGCCAGCTTCGAGGATGTGGTCGAGAAGGTTCGTTGCCGAAACCGACGCCTTGTCCAGAATGGTCGTGGCAGCGGTCGGAATGTTGCCGAGAACGTCGGTCTCGACGGCAATCCGCATCTGCTCAGCAGCGTCCTTCGACGCTTCGTTCTGGAAGTTGATGTCGGCCTGAACCTTCAGGATGTCGTCGACCTTGAAGGCATACGACTTCGCTTTGTCGATGTTCAGTTCGACGTTCTGGGTGGTCACATCAGCGTACGAAACGGAACCGTCGTAGTTACCAACGGTGATGTTCGGCACGGTGCGGATGATGACCTTGTTGCCCTGACCAGAGATCTCACCTTCATATTCGGTGTTCGAGATCTGGGGAAGGACGGACGATGCGTAGAACTTCGCTTGAAGCTTCTTCGAGAAAATCTCAGGAATGAAGTTCGCAGCGGAGTTAGCACCAGCGGTAGGAAAAGCAGGCATGTTATTAAACCTCTACAACAGGATTGGACTAGCGGACTCGCCCTTCCAGATACGCTTTGTCGATCTCATCCTGACGCCGCTCGAATTCATCGAGTGACATACGGGTGATCTCGTCTCGCGACCAGATGCGCTTGCCCGAGCTTGGGTCCGGTCGTCGGGCCTTGGGGAGCGAGGGTTCTGCAACCCTGCGCGCCTTCTCAACCTTTGAGACCGGCTGTTGCGGCTGTGCATCAAAGATCTCTTTGTATCGGTTAAGGAGCTCGACCACCTCATGGGCGCTGCCATCTTGGGCAACACGCTGCCATACAGGCGTCTGACGCTCGAGCCATCCAACGAAGTCATCCGACGTGACGATGTCGTCCATGTCGGGGTGCGACTTGCGGATGGTGTCAAAATGCTCTTGCAGAGTATTCTGACTCTTCTCCGATTCAATTCGTTCTCGATACTGGGTGACTGTGTCTTCCAGCTTCGACAGCTTCTTCAGGAGCGGGGCTGCGATGTCCGGATACTCTTCAGCAAGAGTCTTCAGTTCATCGTCAATGCCGTCACGTCCCTGCTGTGCGTTGGCCAGTTGAGCACTCAGCTCCGCAGTCTGTTGGCGTAGCGCGACTACTTCTTTGCGCAAATCCGCCGCTTCTTGCGTCGCCTTTGTCATTCGAGCCTGAGCATTCTTGACACGCTCTTCAGCTACATTGAGCTGCTTTCGCAGGTCGTTGTCGCTGTCATCAGGATCTGGATCGCCGCGATCTTCGTCCTGTGGATCCGTTTCTTGGCCGTCTTCCCCAGTGTCCGCTGGATCTGCGGGTGGGTTTTCATCTTCGTCTGACTGCGGCGGGGTATCGGTTTCTTCAGCGTGTTGCTGTTCCGGCCCGTCCTGCTGTGCCAGCATCTGTTTCAAAAGTTCTTCGGCTTCTTGTTCAAGCTTCTCAGGGTCTACCTTCATATCTCACCAGTGTTTGCGGGTCCGCTACGGAGTGTCCGCTGTTTCAGTCTGAGGTCGGGTGTCTCTTACGAGGCCGATCTCGTGCTTAAAACCGCTTGCGCGGTATCTTCTAGTTCAAGGATATGGCGCAGTTCTGCTGCCCGTCCTTGTTCAAATCTGTGGTCCGGAACGGTCTCCAACTTGTCCCTGCAAGCCTCCAGCCGCTCCGTTAGAAAGATCATCAATTCCTTCCATTGGGGCTGCGCCGCCAGCCATACCACCGCCTGCGCCGCCTGCGGCGAGCATTTGCTGCTGTTGTGCTTGCGCTTCAATTGCGAGCTCCTTGTCGGTCTTAATGACTTCGTCCGGATTGATGTCCATACTCTTTGCAATCTCAGTAAGCAACTCTTTACGTTTTGTGATGGCAATATCCATAGGATTGCTGATCAACGATAGGAATTGCAGCAAGCGCTGTGACCGCACTTCACGCTGAATGAGCGACGTGCTGCCACGCGCAGCCACGTTGAGATCGCCCTTGGCCTTCTCGTTGTCGCTCCACTCCATGTTCCAGTGGTAGAGAGACTCGATCAGGGGAACGATCAGGAAGTCGTCGATGTTCTTCAGCGTCGACTTGAGCGCCACGTTGGCGTTGCCCATCAGGATGGACATGCCGGTTGCGGTCTTATTCAGCGACTGTGCCGTGTCACCGTGCGTGTATGACGGCAAAGAGGTCGTCTCGTCAGCGAAACGGCGGAACATCTCGATGATGCTGTTCAGGCCATTCGCGTTTGCCACCGGCTGGTTGAACCGGACGGCGGGTGCGTTGGGGTCACCACCACTGCGGAGGAACACCTTCCACGGATGCAGGTCGCGGGGATCCTCGCCAGCCTCGAGGAAGTCGGTGTTGACTTCGACCAACGGGCCAGAGGAGATCGCCAAGTTGTCGATGAAGATGCGGGTCGCAGCGTTCATGGTCGACTGCGAATCGCGCATCATGCGCGGCACGCCCGTACCCCAGAACTGGTGCGGGTTCCGCTCGTAGGGGAAGCAGTTGTACGGAATGCGGCCATCCGGAATCGGGTTCAGGGTGGCGCGGATCACTTTACCAGCGCAGATCCAGACGTTCGCGTCGTACTCGTCGTCTTCCTCTGAGTCCTCTGGGAGCTCAGCACCAGCGTCGAGAAGGTCTGTGCCGTTGATCGAACCCCAGTACTCGAGCACTTCGAAGCGATTGTTGGGGCCGGTGACCAGCTTGATGTTGGCGACTTCGCGGCGGATCCGCTCGTGGTCTTCCTCGACGTGGTTGCCACGCGGGTTGTCGGACAGGATCTCGTCAATAGCGTCGGCGTCAAAGCCCTCGAGGTCACGCAAGTCGCGGAACTGGCGGCGGGTAAGAACATGGCGGCGGAACAGGCCATGCAGGTCTTCGTTCGACGTCGCGTATGGGTCGGGGTAGATGTCAAAGATCGAGACCGACTCGATGTCGGGCTTGACCTGCTCGATGACGGTCAGCGTGTGGACCTGTGCTCCGTTGGCAACAGCACGCTTCCAGCGCTTGTTACGCTCGATCCGCACTGTGCCGCCCTTGATGCAGCCGGTGCCGAAGATGCAGGACTCCATGATGGCCTCCTTGATCTTCTGCTCAGCGTTCGCCTCAACGAGCTGGTCGCGGATCAGGATGGTCATTTCGCCAGAAGCCAGCTTGGCGCGGCGGCGGACCTCGTCACGTATCTCGTCTGTGAGCTCGTCACGGCGCTCGTTGATGATGTCCATCACCATCGTCGGGGAAGCTGCGCCTGACGCCTGCATCACCTCTGCAGTGGCCTGCTTGGTGATCTCAGTCATCTCGATGGGGTCGAGCTCGGGGATCGGGGTGGGTTCGACGCTGTAGAAGTCCTGTCCGCTCTGGAACAGGAGGTCGACCAGACGCGAAAACGCCGACATCACCTTGGTGCGGGTGAGGCCGACGAAGACTTTCGAGCGACTGCCGGTCAGTTTTGCGAGGACGTCGGGGTCATACTCGCCGAGGAATTGGCGGAAACTCGAGAGCCACTCATCTTCGATGTCGTTTCGGGCGTCCTTGTACTCTTGGAACAAAGACTGCAGACGAAGACCGAGACCCTGATAATCCTCAAGGTCTTCATCGTTCTTCTCTACGGGTACGAATTCTCCATTTTCTTCGTCTTCAAATTCGTCTTCGAACATCAATACCCCACGACACTATCGAACGGCTCGTACTTGTGTGCCGCAGTTGTCGTCCTACGGTTGCGCGGCATTGAGTTGAGTCCGAATAGAGCGATTGCATATGACATCACTCGGTCGTCAAAGCAACCCGCCTTCGCGTTGGTGATTCCCTTGTCGTCAATGACATAATTACGAAGCTCTTTTACAAGCTCTACGTCGGCAATTCCACTGTCTCGCTTACGCAGCAACGCAGCGAGATTATCAATGATCAATGGTTTTGTCTTACTGGACGTATAAAAACCTGCACGCTTAGTCATTCTGTCTGCATACGCATCATCGACTGTGTGCTCAACATAAATATTCGGGTAACCCAGATCCTGCATTCGGCGGATCGTGGTCAGACCGTGGTTGTTTCGCTCCGGAATAACGTAGGCGCGGTTAAACATTTTGCCCAGATGACCGAGTTGATCGCCAAGCTCGTACGGGTCAATGTGTAAACGCCAACTGGCAACTTGCCTGCCAAGAGAGTCAAGTACCTGTGCCACCGTGTAGTCACCGTGGGCCAAGCCTTCGGAGACGTCGACGCCAATGCAGTATCGTTCTTCAGGGTCGATGCGACGAATCCACTGCTTATAGGATCCGTTCTCGTGTTGAGTGACGATGCCATCTTTGAAGCTTCCTTCTATCGCTGGTGTGTAGCAGTTTCGCTCTGCATCCATGAGGCAGTCTTCCTCAACGAAGGCGCGGCCAGAGAACAGGAACGCCTCTTGCGGCGTGCAAGGGTACTCCTGCTTGAACAGGTCCAAGGATCCGAGCTCGTCGATCTTTGAGCGCCGCCAGTTGAGCTTCTCGTTCGTGAGGCCGTAGAGCGCGACAAGCTTCTCTTCGTCGGCGGTGCGCTCGAAATACGGGTCACACTTCTTCTCGTACTCGGGGAGCCAGAACCAAGGGATAAACACGACCATCCAGTCGCTGTCTCCACTTAGCGCCTTCATCACCTGTTCGTAGAACCAGCCGCCTGCACCGTTTGCCGTGGACTCGACGATCACTTCGGAGTCGTCGGCGGGAACAGACTGCAGTAGACCGGACACAATCTCGCCGCTGTTTGGATAGAAAGCTGCCTCAGATGCGTGAACGAACCTGTTTGTCATGCCGCGACCGATGTTCGTGGAACGCGCCGTACCGATGCGGTACTGGGAGTTGAGCTTCTCGAAGACCATTGTGGTGGTGGTGCTGGTCGCCAGCGGTGGCTTGAAGATCGGGTGGGCCGCGTTGTCGTAGAAGTAGCGCACCATTCGGAAGATGGCGGTGGTCGACTCTGCAAGGTGGGAGAGCACGAAGGCGTTGGCGTTCTTGGTCTTGGTGGTCTTCCAGAAGAAGCGGCCTTCCACGTAGGTCGAGATCCCCATCTGCCGCCCCTTAATCACGAGGGCGCGGATCCTGCCAGTGTCTGCGAGCTGTTTCTCGAGCTTTTCGTGGAGGATCATCTGTCCGTAATTGAGCTTGAACGGCTTCTCCTCGCCGCGCTTGTCGACAATCCTCAGAACATTCTTCGCGTACAGGGGGAAATCCCCCAGCAGCTTCTTGGCTATTTGCTCTATTTCCACAAGCCCATTCCCTTGGCTATATCCATGCACCACTGGCCAAGCTGTTCGTCCGTCATTCGGTGCTTCATCATGTTGACCGCAGAGCAGACCAGTCGCACGTTTCCGGCTGCATATGGCTTAGTTGAGTCGATCCGGTCAATGCTGGCGTTAGCGCCATCGTGATCGCGGTGGAAGGTGAGCTCCTTGCCCGTCACTGCGCATCGGTGGTTCTGCTTCTCAAAAAGCTCGAAGACATGCTCCATCGTGAAGGTTTCATCGGCTACCGGAGCGCCCTTGCGATCCGTCTTGCGGCGTTTCGCGTTCCCGTAGATGTCTTTGAGATACGCCGACATGGATCGATGTCTACTGTTCGGGGTCGGCCTCCCGCAGCGCAGACAGCGAAAAGAGTACCGCCCAGTCCTAAGATTGAGACGGTACTCTGAGATGGGCTTCGTTTGGCCACACTTGGTGCAGACTCTCTGCACCCACCAACTTTCTTACTTCTTCGTGCTCGTTATGCGCACTTCCTCTTGCCCTTCATGGCCATCTTCATCTTGCCAGCCATGTCCTTGGCTTTGCCCTCTTTGGCCATTTTGCCGCCCTTGGCAGCTTTCTTGTCCATCTTGTCAGTCTTCTTACCGTACATCATTTCAGTTCTCCACAAGCGGCCAACATGGCCTCCAGTTTTGCTTCGTACCCCTTGCGGAGTTCACGCTCCGCGAGCAGTACCTTGACTCGTTCGAAAATTCCAGCGTCTTCAGCGACGGTGGGATAGATCGGAGGGGCTGGTCGCTCCGCAATGCAGGGGACCGGCACAGGGACTTTCACCACGATGGGTTCTTTGTGGGCGCAGCCTGCCAAAAATATGGCGGGAAGGAGGGCAAGGATCCTCATTGGTATTCCTTCAACAGCTCGAACGCCGCAATGCACTGGTCACTGTTGCGCGGCTCGGACGTCAAGATGCGGGTGGCGGTGTTGGTGTGGTGCTTCTCGACGACGCGAGCATTCTCGAGCGCCTTCTGCGCAGCCTTGGCATTCTCGTCAGCAGCAGCCTTCCAGTCGTCGACCTGCCTGTTCTGGTCCTCGACCTTCTGCGCGAGCTCGTTGTACTGGACCGTCTTCGTGAGCAGATCCTTCTCGAGGCCATTCTTGCCCAGCCAGAGCCAGCCGATCACGAGCAGCAGCGCGGCGTACCCAAAATATCGGCGGAAGCTCCAAACAATCTTCAGCGCCTCAATCATTACCTGACCCCTTGATCTTGCCCCACTCCCTGACGGCAAACGCTGCGGCAATGGCGGTGACAAGGAGAGACAGCCCAGTCATGTCGCTGGGAGCCTCACCCTTGGCGAAGAGCAGGTAGAGGGGAGCCACCACACCGTGGACAGCCATCGTGCCTGCGATCCAGATGCAGGTGACAGGACGCCACCACTTGCGGATCACGCACAGCGCTGTGGCTTCAAAGTCCAACAGGCGCTGCTTCAAGCTCATGCCTCGTTGCTCGAGACTGCAGCGTTGCTGGCGATGTGGATCGGACCACCGACGACGGGGACGCCAGTGGGCCAGCGAATGGCCACACAGCGAGCCTTGGCGATCCGCATCACGTTGACGGCGTTCGACTGGTTTCCGCCAAGAACGTGGAAGTAGGTCTTGTCCTCGCCGACATAGAAGCCGACGTGGCCACCGCCCTTGCGAGAGAACACAAGGATTGCGCCTTCACATACATGGGTGGAGCGCAGGTTGGATCCGTAGTCCTTCCAAGCGAGAGCTCGATACCAGTGCTTGGGAACAGGGTGGCCTGCCTCACGCAGACAGTGAGCGACGAACGTACCGCACCACGGAGTCTCGTCATCGCGATACCAAGCACCTAGCTTGGCGAGCCACTCTTGGATCTTGGTGTTGTGCTTGGGGCCGACGATCTCCTTAAGGCCAACTGCATCATGGGCGATCTTCATCCACATCACGATTTCTTTCTGGCTGCTCTCATGTTGTCCACGAGGTTGGGGTAAGGCCGACCAGCCTTCTTAGCTGCAGCCTTGGCCGCTGCCTTCTTCTCGGGAGAGAGAGGCTTCGACTTCTTCTTCGGGTTCGGGGTGTCCCAGACCTTCTTCATCACCACTTCACCTTGTCTGCCCAGTAAGCCGCCGACATCTTTCCCTTGTCGATGTTCTTGGCATGACGTGCCTTGAATGACGCATTGCGCTTGGAGCCATCGGGAGATCCCTTGACGCCCTGCTGACCAAAGCGAATGGTCTTCACCTGATCACCCTCCTTCGCCACAACGACGTGCGACTTCTTCGGATGATCGGGAGTCGCCTTCGGCTTGTTGTAGCCAGAGACGCCAGCCTTATCGAGACGAGAATCTTTCTTCACCAGCCCACCATCAGAACAATAGGTCCACACCGCAGCGTGAAGATCCCGTCGTAGAACTCCACGCCAAACGTGAAGACGTTGAACGACAGGCACAGGTCCAATTGAAACGACCCGTTGCTGATCCCGATCCCAGTGAGCTGCTCGTGCATACGCTGGACGTAGATCGATTTTGCAGGAGAGGCAAGACTCAATCATTTTTCGCATAACTCTGATGCGTGAGACATCGTTTGCCGTTTTATATTTTTTTTCGAATGACTACCCTGCAGAGAGTGGCCCCCTGTTTGGGATGGTAGGGGGGGTTAGGGTCAAAACATGGGCTATAGATTGAGATAGGCCCTATGGAACCGCAGCGGCGACGGCGGGGGTCTGGCACCACGTCCCCCCCCTCCCCCTCGGGTGTGTCGTGACGCTCGAGCGACCGGCATGGGTGGGTGTGCCTGCCCGATCTGCGCCAGAAAAAGGAAAGGCCTCTGCGCAAAACAAAGGCCTCTCAAAAAAACCCCAAAAAAACAAAGGGCAAAGGACCACAACCTAGTCAGGGTCGTGGTCGTATGCGTGC